TGTAAGCCTTGCCATGAAGCGCATTATTTCACCTGGGATGAGTTGCGTAAGTTGTGGGAGCGAGAATCTAGCAAACTTATCCATTTCGTTGTATAATCGTAAGTGATAGTTTAGAACAGAGCCAAGAGCCAAGAGCCAAGAGCCGTTCCGAAAGGAGCGGCTCTTTTCATGCCGGACAACATCACCTATAAGACGGTCACCCCTGAAGACCTCGCAGCATCCTTTGCTGCTGAACTACAACGCCTCATTACACGTGGCATCACCCCAGAGGAAGAAGCCCTTGCCCGCCGCTACTACTCGCAGAAAGAGCGAGATAGTATGGATGAGAGCGAGTTCTGTGGCCCACATAAGTCCTTCCCCATTAAGACCCAGGCCGATATTCACAATGCTGCCTCCCTTGCCGGTCATGCCGACAATCCTGCTGCCGTGCGAGCCTGCATTAAGCGCAAAGCCGAGGCGCATGGCTGGTCCCTTCCCAAGAGTTGGCCCGATGATGGCGGCGATGATGGCAAGAAAGAGCGTGCCGTCAAAGAAGCCTCTGATGCTGTCGTGACTGCTATGCCACATGAGTCGCATCAGGGCATGCATTCGCACAGTCATAGCCACATGGATGGGTATAGCCATGAGCATGAGCATGAGCATGCCAACGAGGCAGACCACGATCATCCCCACCGGCATCACTTCCGCGCAACAGGCACGGAGATCACCTCTGAGTCATTATCTGTCTACTTCCCTATTGTCCGTTACGATCCAGCCAAGCGTGAGGTATTCGGACAAGCCACCATTGAGCAACCTGATGCCTACGGGACCATCTTTGGCTTCTATCCTGATGCCTGGACTACATGGCGCGGCAATATGCGCGAGCAGCATGACCCGAAGAAAGCCGTGGGGAAAGCCCTTGAAGTAGTGCCTGATAGAGAAGAGCGTTCCATCTATGTCACCTCGCGTGTCTCGCGAGGTGCGCAAGATACCTGGCTCAAGATTGAAGATGGCGTGCTCTCAGGCTATAGCGCCTCCATTGTCCCTGATCCTGAGTACGGCAACGATCCCAAACGCTGGCCCACCAAAGAGTACAATGGCAAAAAGTATCCTTACCTCCCGCGCTATACCGTGTCGGAACTCTCCTACGTTGATAATCCCGCCACACCTGGCTGCAATATCGCTATTGTCCGTGCTGATGGCTTTGTCACCGATGTGGTAGAAGAGCCTGAAGCAATGCTGGAGCAGAAACAGGAGACGCTTGACCGCGCAGGCGCTCGCATCAGTCACGCCACGCAGGGCACGCTACACGGCATGCGCGACGGCATGCTCCAGCACGCACGCACCGCGATGGATACCTGCGGCTGCGATGAATGCAAAAACGCCATCTCCATCCTCGATCCTGATAACGACGGAGATATCGACGCCCTTGGAGGCGTAGGTGACCTCGATGGTGACGCAGGGAACATGCAGTCGAGAAGCCTCGATGGCACGCTTGAACGCTCTCTTGGGGATGCCATCGAACGCCTGGTCGAAAAGCACTTCTCATCCGTCTATACTCGACTTCAAGGCATTGCTGGCACCCTTGCAAGGAGCAATGCCACACCAGTGAACATAGAATCACTCGTCAACGCATCCATCACCCGCGCCATAGAGACGATAGATGCACGGCTGGCTTCCTTGCCGGATAAGGCAAGCCTTGATGATGTACGCGCCGATGTGTCGGCGGTCAAAGATCAGGTTGCTAAGATCGCGGAGACGCCCCTGCCTGGTGCTCCCATCATCCACACCGGCGCTCCTGACAAACGCTTACCCACCGACGCACCAGGACCGAAGTATCCGACCTATGGTGATACCTATAGCGCCATAGAACGGCTCTACAACACTGGTGAACTCAATACCGTTGAAAAGCAAGTACACGCGATGGCGGCAGGTCTTGCCGCGCAGCGTAGGAGATAAGACATGGCTATAGCAACTGAAGACCTCGTTCGTGAGCAGTTGCCGCCCGGCGCTCAGAAGAGTGGCGGGGGCCGCGAGATCACGGGCGTGATCGATGACCGCATTCACACCGAGCAGGATATGCTTGCCTATCAAGCCTATCGCTCCGCAAAAGCGCGTAGAGGCATCCTCTACGAAGATGGCTCGGAACTTTCACCTGAGTTTATCAGGGCGATGAGTGCCGCACGCCGTCCGATAGAAGAGATGGCAATCGGTCATGGGAATCCTAAGATATATCATGAGCGATCCTCTACCTCGGAAACCATTCATACCATCAATTCCCTGATGACTGGTAGCCAGCAACGTGACCAGCAATACGTTGGTAGCAATGCTGACTGGACGGGCTACTACCTGGAACCACTCGCAAAATTCATCGTCCCCTTCGATACGCCGGTGCGCAATATGCTTCCGCGCACTCCGAGCGTTGGCATCGACCTCATCAACTGGCGTGCCATCACCGATGTGTTTGGCGGCTCTGGCCCGTCCGTTGGTTCATTCATCCTGGCACAGCAGACCGCGCCACAGAAAGCCAATTATAGTTGGGCGAATAAGTCGAACGTGCTGCGTCAACTGGCCTTCCAGGACGTGGTCACGTTCGAGTCCGAACTCTTTGGGCGCATGTTTGAGCCAGATGTCCGCGCTAAGGTCGCATCGAAACTCGCGCCAAGCCTGATGCTTGGGCAAGAGACGTGGTACCTCAATGGCGCACAGAACTTGTGGTCACCCCCTCCACCGAACTCGCCCACGACTGCTACCACCGGCGGCACCATTACCGCTGCGACCTACTGGATTATTGTGACAGCAGTGAACGCGCAAGGTGAGACGCTGGCCTATAGCATCTCGCCTGCGAGCACAACCGTGCCATCTGCCATCTCACAGACGACAACCGGCACGACAAGTACCGTTACCTTCACCATCATGCGCGTGCCCAATGCGACAAAGTATAACGTCTACGTTGGCTCTGGCTCAACGCAGCCTGCGAACTCCGCAATGTGGCTGCAATCGGCAGCCACGCAGTTCGGTGGTGCCAATGCGCTAAACGATCCAGGAGGTCTAGCCGCAGGGTACTTCAGTGTCACGGCGACTGCGGCCTTTGCTACATCTGGCACAGCCTATAGCACCGTCGTCACCGCAGGGAATACGGCCATTGCCTTTACCTCCGGCGGTGGCGGCACGCCTGCCAATCAGCCACTCGTCTTTGACGGCTTGCAGTCGCTTGCCTACCTCAATGCGGCGGCGCTCTCAACCATTGGCGTTGGTGGCGCTATCGCAGCATCGAAGTTGGTAGCAAGTAGCACAGGTGCGCTTGCGAAGTCTGACATTGACACCTGGCTTGAAGCGATGTACTTGAATGCGCGTGCCAATCCTGAGTGCATATTGGTCGGTGTGAAGGATCACAAGGCGATCAGCAACCTCGTAGCCAATAACACCAACTTCCGCATCATCACCGATGCGCAGATGCCGCAGACGGATGTGGTCGCTGGCCTTCGCGCAACCAAGTGGGTCAACCAGACCACAGGGCGTCTCATGGACATCATCATGGTGCCCTACCTCATGCAAGGCACGCTGATTGCGCTCTCACTCACGCTTCCCTTCCAGGTAGCAGAGATCGACAAGCCGCCGCTGCGCATCGAGGTCAACCGTGAAATGTGGGCGGTAGAGTATCCGCCTGATCAGTCGCATATGACTCAGTGGGCATATTCAGCCTATTCAAGTGAGACGATGGTGGACCAGTACCTTGGTGGATTAGGAATTTTGACTGGGCTCGTTACCGCATAACGCAGCCTGAGCAGTCACCTGAGCGTATGCACAAACATACGCTCAGTGATACCGCAGAAAGGAGACAGAACGATGGCAGATCTTATTCCTGGGCTTCATCCGGCAGTACGTAGTCCCGGTGATGCGCTTGGAGGCGAGTTTATTGCAGCGGGGGCAGGAGCAGGCTTCGGCATGCTTGGCAACTTCTCAGGGACCAATACCGAAGTCGTGCCGAATAACCAGGGCACCTATGCGCTCTTTACGCCGAGCACCTTTAGCGTGCCGCTTGAGCCTGCGGTCTATAACGCGATGGATGTGCCGACGCCGCCACTCTCCATTGACTATGAGCCATAGGGGTGAGGCATGGATGTCACCGATCAGTTTGGGAAAGAGTTTGGAACACAGGGCAATCCGCTCGCCACTAATCAGGTCGTCGGGACGCCGGTCTACAGCCCGCCAGCCACATCAACGACGGGCGGGCAATGCGTCGCGACACTCCCTGCCGACACAACAGGCAAGAAGACCACCTACCTCAACGGCTTTTTTGCCTCGTTTGACTCATCGACGGCAAAGTCTGTCTTTGTGACCATCTCATTCGATGGGGGCGTCACGACACATATGAGCTTCCTGCTTGCGTCAAGTTCATCGGTGCCGGGCGAGGTGAGCCCGCCTTTCCCTGATCCTATCCCTGCAACCAAGCCGGGGACCACGATTGTTGTGACGGTGCCAGCGCCAGGGGGCGCAACGCAGTCGGTATCATGCCAGGCTTGGGGCTATCAACTATGAATACGTACCTGGATCAACTGGACTTCATACGCGCCACAAGTGGGCTGGAATACCAATCACTCATTGGCAATTCTACCCGCTTTACCAGCACGCAGGCGGCAGCGGCAACAGCGCTGTCGGTGCCTGCCTCCGGCACAGGAAGCGTGACGGTGCAGTTGAACTATTTCGATAGGATCACCATCTTCGATGGGAGTAATACCGAGGTGGTCCAGGTCGGCAGTGCAGGGGCAGCAGTGGGAGCAACGAGCATTCCGCTGCTCTCCGGCACGTCGCTGGCCTTCAGTCATGCCGTTGGTGTGGCGTGGTGTTCAGATGGCACCATTGGCTCACTCGCAGACCAGATCGTGGATGCATCTGCCTGGGTGGAGACCTTCTGCAACCAGGCGTTACTACTCACGACCTACACCAATGAACTGCTTGCCATGCCGACGATGCGAGCAAGCATCAATAATCGGGGAGGCTTGCATTTCAGGCCGCGACACTGGCCTATCCAGTCGCTTTCAGCGCTCTCAGTTGAAACACAACCAGGCGTCAGCATTGCCTATGACCCGACGCAGGTGTTTATCGACTCGGACAAGCAAATCTGCTCCATGCCGTATATGCAACCGCTTGTCGTACAAGGACCATCGCAGACGCCCTATCCGACGTTTCCGGTCTATGATCGGCGAACAGAGGCGCAATTGACGCTCACCTATCAGGCAGGCTATGCCTACAGTACGCTGCCAGGGGATATCAAAGAGGCAGGAGTCCTGGTGGTGTCTGACTTCTTAGCCAAGCGGCACAACCCTGTGGGAGCAGCGCAGATCAATAGCGGTGGAACGCAAATCGTCACCGTTCTGCGTGGGGATACGACGGGTGAAAGCATGCTCATCAAGCGTGCCATGAAGATACTCATCAAGTATGCAATGGAGTCCTTCTAGTGGCAGAGAACATCTATGCAAGCATCACACGAGGAGGTACCACGATTGCGTCAAATGTCGCAATCAGGGTGGACAAACTCACGATAGCAGAGCAGGTGGACTACGGCGGGGCCAACCCGCACTTTGCCGTACGCATGTATACGATGATGCTCCCGACGACTGATCCGCAGTTTATCCGGCAGGGTGACCGGGTGACGGACAATACGGTGGTAGACCCGAAGACAACCGCCAAGCGGTTCTGGAACATCTTTAGCGATCCTGAGCCAAACCAGTTGAACATGAGTTGGCGGTGGGTAGCAGAGCGGCAGACGAAGGGCGGTGCCTAGTGGGCGCAAGCACCAAGGCAACAGGCAATGCCATCGTCACACTGCTCACCGGTATCACCTATAGCGGTGGGGGTACGGTCTACAACCTTGTGCAGTTGGATCAGATCAATGATGTGATCTCGCAGTTTACCAACGGGAAAGCCTGT